GCGAGCGGCGCGGCATGATCGTGATCGTCATCGCGCACAGCAAGGTCGAGCGGTTCGAGGACCCCGAGAACTCGGCCTACGACCGCTACACGCCGCGCCTGCACAAGGCGGCGACCAGCCTGCTCTGCGAGTGGGCGGACGCCGTGCTCTTCGCGACCAAGCGCTTCCGCGTGAGCAAGGAACAGGGCAACGGCTTCCAGGGCGACCGCGCCATCGCGACCGCCATCGGCGCGGACGGCGGCGAGCGCATCCTGCGCACGGTCGGCAGCCCCGCCTGCATCGCCAAGAACCGCTTCAACCTCCCGTCCGAGATACCGCTCTCGTGGCAGGCCTTCATCAACGCCTACATGGCGCCGAAGGGAGGCGGGAATGGCTGAGAGGATCGTGACCGCGCGCCACCGCCAGGTCTGCGACCTGTGCAAGCGCCCCATCGAGGCGGGGGAGAGATGCCGCCTCATCCGCGACGACTTCTGGCCGCTGCTGGTCTGGTTCGAGCACCTCCGCTGCCCGGACCACCCAGCCGTCGCGGCGGAGCCCGTCCGCCCGAACCCGCCGAGACTACTTCCAGCAATGGCACTTTCACACTAACCCACAGGAGAACACCACCATGGCAACCATCAACTTCAACGTCTCCGAAACCGCGCCCGCCCAGGAGTTCCAGCCCCTGCCCGAAGGCAAGTACGAAGCCGTCATCTCCGACTCCGACGTCAAGGCCACCCGCGCCGGCAACGGCAGCTACATCCAGCTCGAGTTCGAGATCGTGTCGGGCGAACACAAGGGCCGCCGCCTCTGGGGCCGCTACAACGTCGAGAACACCAACCGCGAGGCCGTAGAAATCGGGCGCGCGCAGTTCGCCGCCGTGTGCCAGGCGGCGGGCGTGCCGAACCCGAAGGACACCGTGGAGCTGCACAACCGCGCCCTCGTCCTCTCCGTCCGCTGCAAGCGGCGCAAGGACACGGACGAACTCGAGAACGTCATCAGCGGCTACAAGCCGAGGGAGACGGCGGCGCAGGCCGCCGCGCCCGCCCAGCAGCAGCCCGCGACAGCACCCTGGGCAAGGAAATGAGCATCATCGCAATCGCCATCATGGCAACGGCCATAGCCTGGCCGCAGCCGCCCCCGTGCGAAAGGCAGTTCCCCCTGCCGCCGCGCAGGGAGGAACTCGCGCGGGTTTTCAGCCGCCGCCAGCGGCGAAGGAGGAACAGATGGAGGCCACGCTGACGCTGCCCTGGCCGCCCTCGGTGAACCACTACTACCGCCACGTCGGACCCCGCGTCCTCATCTCGAAGGACGGTCGGCGGTACCGCGAGACGGTGGCGGGCATAGCCAGGCGGGCGGCCATCCCGACGTTCCGCGTCCCCGTTGAGGTCGACATCGACCTCTATCCGCCCGACAACAGGCGGAGGGACGTGGACAACTCCCTCAAATGCACCCTCGACTCGCTGACCTACGCGGGGGTGTACGAGGACGATTCGCTGATAAGGAAACTGACGGCCACGATGCGGCGGCCCGAGCCGCCCGACGGCCTCGCAACCATAAGGATTTCGGAGCATGAACAGACGGAGACGCGAGGCGCGGGCGGAGCTGGTCCGCCAGTACCTTGAGACCATTACCAGCGACGACCAGCGGATCGTGTGCTTCCTGCTGATGCGCGGCCAGGAGCCCGACGAGATATGCAAGACGGCGAGAATCAGCCGCGAGCGGTTCGACCTCATCAGGATGGAGACGGCCATCGAGATGAGGAACTTCGGGCTCGCGCCCGAGGACTGGCCCGACGAGGAGGCAGCCGATGCCGTTTGAGCTGCGCCCATACCAGCAGGAGGCCGTGGACGCCGTCTACAACCACCTCCGCACCCGCGACGACAACCCCTGCGTGGTGCTCCCGACGGGCACTGGCAAGAGCCTGGTGCTGGGGAAGATAGCCACCGACGCGGTGACGCTCTGGAACGGGCGCGTCCTCATCCTCGCCCACGTCCGCGAGCTATTGGAGCAGAACGCCGACAAGGTGCGGAGGCTCTGCCCGGACCTGCCGATGGGCATCTACTCGGCGGGGCTGAAGTCGCGCCAGACGCGGGAGCCGGTCATCGTGGCGGGCATCCAGTCTGTCTACGACAAGGCGGACGCCCTCGGGCGCTTCGACCTCGTGATCATCGACGAGGCGCACCTCATCGCCCCCGACGGAGACGGGATGTACCGCACGTTCCTCAAGGACGCGAAGGTCATCAACCCGAACGTCAGGCTCATCGGCCTGACCGCCACGCCGTTCCGCCTCAAGGGCGGCGCGATATGCAAGCCCGAGAACCTGCTCAACCTCGTGTGCTACGAGGCGGGGCTCAAGGACATGATCGCGCAGGGCTACCTCTCGCCCATCGTGTCGCGGGCGGGACGCGCCGAGGCAGACCTTTCGTCCGTCCACACCCGTGGCGGCGAATTCGTCCAGGACGAACTGGCCTCCGCGATGGACAGCGAGGAGCTTGTCAAGGCGACCTGCTCGGAAATCGCGATCCTGACGCGCGACCGCAAGTCGGTCATCGTGTTCTGCACGTCGGTGGAGCACTGCCGCCACGTCGCCGAGAAGATAACCGAGTACACGGGCAAGGAATGCGCCGTGGTGACGGGCGAGACGCCCGCCTGGGAGAGGGACGAGCTCATCGCCCGCTTCAAGGGCGAGCACGTCCCAGCCGACCTCTTCGGCACGCCCAAGCCGCCGCTCAAGTACCTCTGCAACGTCTCGGTTCTCACGACCGGCTTCGACGCGCCCAACGTGGACTGCGTGGCGATGCTGCGCCCGACCCAGTCGCCGGGGCTGCTGCTCCAGATCGCGGGGCGGGGACTCCGGCTCTCGCCCGAGACAGGCAAGAGGGACTGCCTCTTCCTCGACTACGGCGGCAACATCCTTCGGCACGGGCCGCTGGACACCATCAAGGCACGAGAGCCAGGCACTGGAGGAGGCGGCGACGCCCCCGCGAAGGAGTGCCCCGACTGCCACGCTCTCATCCACGCGGGCTACGGCAAGTGCCCCGAATGCGGGCACGTGTTCCCCGCGAAGGAGGCGTCGAACCTCACGGAGCACGCCTCCACCGAGGGCATCCTGTCGGGCGAAATCACAGACACGGACCACGAGGTGGAGGACGTCTCCTACTCGCCGCATGTAAAACGCGACGCCGAGCCGGGGACGCCGAGGACGATGCGCGTGGAATACCACATCGGCCCAGGCAGCTACAAGTCCGAGTGGGTCTGCCCCGAACACACGGGATACGCGCGGCGCAAGTTCGAGAAGTGGTGGCAGGAGCGGTGCGCCGACGGATGCCCCGTGCCGAACACCGTGGACGAGGCCGTCAGATGGGCGGACGCGGGCGCGCTGGCGGTCCCGAAGTCCATCACCGTCCGCTCCGTGGCGGGCGAGAGGTTCGACCGCGTCCACAGGGCGGTCCTCGGCGAGAGGCCGGAGATGACGGACGAGCTGATGTTCGCCATCGAGAGCGGACCCATCACCACGCCGCCGGGCGGCATCCCGCCCGCCACAGCCGACGACATACCATTCTAACCACGAGGAGACCAATGAAATACACGCAACTGTTCCCGACCGTCCTGATGGCGCTCGACGTCCTGTCGGCCACCGCCTACGCAGTCAACAGCGACTGGCGGCGCACAATCTACTGGCTCGCCGCCGCCACCCTCACGGCAACCGTAACCTTCTAACCAAGAGGAGAAACTATGAGAAAACTCGCATCCATCGTCACCATCGCCACCGCAGAGCCGATACCCGGCTCCGACCGCCTCGACGTGGTCACCATGAAGGGCAAGGGCTGGCGCGTAGTCACAGGCCGCGGCGAATTCAAGCCCGGCGACACCGCCGTCTATTTCGAGATCGACTCGGCGCTCCCCGCCGACGACGAACGCTACGCCTTCCTGCGCGACCGCTGCCTCCGCTCCTGGACCGACAAGCACGGGAAAGTGCTGCGGCAGGCCATCCGCATCCGCACCGTCAAGCTGCGCGGAGTCATCAGCCAGGGGCTGGTGATGCCTGTCGCGCTGTTCCCCGAGCTCGCCGCGATCATGAACGGCTACGACGAGGACGAGATCCTCAAGGTGGAGCACTTCGACGACATCGACGCGGAGATGAAGGCCGCCCTCGACGCCAGCCGCCCGCAGGGGTTCGGGCGCAAGGAGGGCAACTTCCCCTCCTGGATTCCCAAGACCGACGAGGAGCGCATCCAGAACCTCGCCGACTGGCCCGACACCCTCAAGGGCGTCCTCTGGGAGGTCACCGAGAAGGCAGACGGATCGTCCATGACCGTGTTCCACGCACCCTCCATGCGCCCCGAAAAGCCCTTCGGCGTGTGCAGCCGCAACTTCGAGCTTGAGCGCGACGAAAGCAACGCCTGGTGGGCGGCGGCAGTCAAGTACGGCATCGAAGGGAAACTCGCCGCCCTTGGCCGCGAAATCGCCGTCCAGGGCGAGCTTGTCGGCCCCGGCATGAACGGCAACCGCGACCTGCTGCCCGAAAGGGAATTCCGCGTGTTCCGCATCTGGGACATCGCCAGCGGGCGATACCTCGGCTCGACCGAGCGCAGGAAGCTGTGCGAACGCCTCGGCCTTCCGCACGTGAAGGTCATCGACCCCGCGATGGACGTGTTCACGGAGCTTCCGTCCGTGGACGACGTGCTGAAGTTCGCCGAGGGGACGACCGACCGCGGACACGAGCGCGAGGGGCTGGTGTTCAAGGAGGCGGACTGCGAATACCCGCGCTCCTTCAAGGCCGTCAGCAACCGCTATCTGCTGAAGCTCAAATGAGAAAGGCCATGATCATCGCGGCGGCGGCCGTCCTGCTTGGCGGCTGCGCCACAAGGCCGACCCTGGTCGAATACTACCCTCCCGCGACCGAGGCGGAGCAGTCCGCAGGGCACGGGGCGGTGAAGACCGTCGACTACCGCAAGCCCGCGGGCGTCGTCACCATCTTCGGATTCTCGCTATTCTGAACACAAGGAACACACATGCACACGTACATGCAGGCACGCATTCCGCCGCGGAAGAACAGCGGCTGGCAGGACCTGCTGGTGGAGCTGGCGGCGACAGCCATCGCCTTCGCCGCCATCGCCCTCGCAGCGGCCCTTTTCTGCTGGAGCTTCTACATCCCGTACCACTGGCGCTACTCCGTCGGCGCGATCCTCGCCACGGTCATGCTCAAGTGGATTGTCCCCAACCTCCAACGCAAATAGGAGAACAACACATGGAACACAACACGATCGAATGGCAGACCGAGTCCAGCGAGAGCAAGACCGAGCAGGTCAGCCCTGACGGGCGCTGGCATCTCGACACCAAGGTGGAGCGCAACGGCGTCCGCCGCGTCACCCTGGTCAACTACGACGTCCTCGGCTCGCCCATCGGCATCGGCGAAAGCCCGCTCGAATGCTGGCGCGAGTTCGTGGACCACTGCGAGCGCTTCGCCGCGAAACTGGAGAAGGTCAAGGCCGAAGCCGCCGCCGTCCTGGCGGGGCTGGAGAACGACGGCAAGGAGGAAGGCAAATGATTGAAATCTGCAAGAACTACGGAGCGAAGACGCTGCGCCTCTTCGTGGAGGACGGAGCAGTCCTGATCTCGGCAAGGGACATCGGGACCCTCATCAACGACAAGAACCCGTCGCGCCGCCTGGAGCGGGCGGGCGTCCTGTCCTCCCGCTACCGCCTGGCCGACACCAACGGCGGCGTCCAGCGGATGCGCCTGGTCACGCCGAAGGAGTGCGCCGCCGTCCTCGGAGGCATCCGCCCCACCGCGGCCCACTGCGCGCTTCTCGGCTGGCTGAAGGGCGTGTTCGACGAACTCGGCGCGATGAAGTGCGACTTCTGCGGAGGCTGCTGAA